CAGATCGCGGAGTTCTTCCAGTTCCAGCGCTGTTTTTTTCTCGCGGCGGGAAAGCTGGTCAATGCGGCGGGCGATGACGTTTTCCACTGATTCGACGGGCAGCAGTGATGCCCACTCCCCGACGTCAGCCCAGTGGTAAATGGTGCGCGGTGGAATATTCAATTCCTGCGCAATATCTTTCGGCGTCCAGCTTTTAATGTAAAGCGTGCGGGCCGCTTCTTTTAATTCATCGGAATATTTAGCCATGAGGCTATTATGACGGGATTATTTGACCAGCCTGATAATTAAATATCGGCAAAAAGTGGTTATCCATTTATAACCGAACGCATAAGAAATAAAGCGGTCGCGACATTCTTTTTTATTGGCAATACTGACCATCACAAACGAATTGCATTATTCATTTCAATATTAAAGGTCAGTTATGACGCAACCCAGTTATCGAACTGATTGGCTATGCATCGCCACATCGGGGCAGGCCGTGGACGGTCGCACCATTGAAGCGCAATGGTTAATTGACGCTGCGGAAACCTATTCCCGCAAAACCTACACGGCAATGATTTGGCCGCATCATCCGCAATACGATATTGGCGAGCGTGAGTTTACCTGCAACCTGGGCGAAGTGGATGCGCTAAAAGTTGAGACGGAAGGTAACGTCACGAAATTGTATGCCCAGTTAATCCCTAACCAGTTTTTAATTGATGCCAACCGCATGGGGCAAAAGTTGTTTACGTCTGCCGAATTTGTCACTGATTTTGCAGGCAGCGGACGGGAATATCTTTTCGGGCTGGCCGTTACGGATATTCCGGCAAGCCTGGGAACTGAAAAACTTAAATTTGTTTTGGCTGGAGAAGAAAAGGACGCAGAACGCGGAAGCCTGGAAACATTCAGCCTGGGGAAATTGCAAACCAGCAAGCCAGATAAAAAAGATTCTTTCTGGTCGAAATTATTTTCGACCCGTAAAGAGTTCACGCCAACACCAGAACCTAACACCGACAAGCCCAGCGAGGGCGAGGAAGAAAAAATGGAAGAGTTAAAAGCCCTCATCCAGCAAATGCTGGATTTACTTAAAGGCGCGAAAGATGCGGCAAACGGTGACGCCACCGATGTAAACACGCCAGAGCAGGCCGCCGACGAAGTGGCAGAGATTGCCGGTGACATTGCCGATGCTGCCGCCGAAGTTGCCGATCTTGCCGAGGAAGTGGCAGAGAACCCGGAAGACGAAGTCAAAGCGGAAGAGTTCAGCATTGCAAAAGCCAACCTGGTAAAAGCGATGAAAGCGTTCAACGTGACCCCGTCAAAACGCCCGCGCCGCAGCCGTCGCCGTGAGTTTTCAGCGCGTCGCCAGCCAGCTGATAACCAGTTGGCCGATCTGTCTGCGCAACTGTCAACGGTGCTGACAAAGCTATCCGTAAATGAGGACGTCAACACCCGTCGCCCAAGCCGCGCACCCGCAGGCGAACAGAAAAAACGCGAATTAGTTTAAAGCGCTCTTTGAAAGGAAAAGTACATGCAAAACGCGCAACAGTTATCACCCCAGGCCGAAGGACTTTTGCATAAGTTCACAACGGAACTGGCGAAATCTTATGGTGTACGTGATACATCGAAATTCTTTGCGATCACCCCACCTAAGGAAACCTTGCTGCGTCAGGCGCTTCTGGAATCCTCCGAATTCCTTCGCCTGGTGAACGTGCGAGACGTGCAGCAAACAACCGGCCAGGTTGTCAGCACTGGTAAGCCTGGTATTTATACCGGTCGTAAAAAAGGCGGTCGCTTCCAGCGTCCTCTGGGTGTGGATGGCAATACCTATGCGCTGGCCGAAACTGATTCCGGCTCTTATCTGGATTACAACACCCTGACTAACTGGGCGAATTCCGGCAGTGAAGATGAATTCTTCCAATTGATCCAGGCGTTCAGCAATGAGCAATTTGCACTGGATATGCTGCGCGTGGCGTTCAACGGTGTTAGTGCCGCAGAAAACACCGACCCGGAAGCCAACCCGAACGGTGAAGACGTCAACATCGGCTGGCACCAGATTGTTAAAACGCGCTCGCCGGGTCAGATCATCACCGATGAAGTCACGCTGGGCGGGGCCGGTGCGGATTATGTTTCGCTGGATGCGGCAGTTACCGACCTGCTTCATACGTGCATCCTGGAGCATTACCGCAACGATCCAAATCTGTGCGTCCTCATTTCGGGTGACCTTATCGGTAAGGATGCCACCACCATGATGAACATGGTTGATCGCCCGACTGAGAAAGTGGCCGCGCAACTGATGAATCGTCAGATCGCCGGGAAACAGGTTTATACCCCGCCGTTTATGCCGGAAGGTCGCCTGATTATTACCACACTCAGCAACCTGCATATTTACACCCAGGCAGGAACCCGTAAGCGTAAAGCCGACTGGAGCGACGACCGTAAGCAGTTCGAAAACAGCTATCTGCGCATGGAAGGGTACGCGGTTGAGCATGACGAACTTTATGCGGCGTTCGACAAGATCACCCTGGCATCTGAGCCAGCGCCAGCGCCGGAAGGGGGCGAATAAATCATGACCCCGTGCCAACGACATCGCGCAAGTGTGAAAACCGCAAAGGCGCTGGATAAACGCGAAGCCCTGGCGTCGTCGCCGGTCAGCTTCCACCTGCAAATGCTGGAACTGGCAAAAGATGTGGAGCAACTCCGCAGCCTGCCGCGCACCGAAGACCGCATCGAATTTAAACGCGATGTGTTGTTGCCGCGCTGGATGCCGACCGTTGAGTCCTATCTTGCCGGTGATGCCCGCTTCGCAAATCCGGCCCTGGTCTACTGCGTGATCTGGTTGTTCGACACGGGGGAAATGAGCCAGGCGCTGGGATTGGCCGACGTGGCTATCAGTGAAAATCAGGCGATGCCGGAAAACTTCAAAAGTACCATGCCCGCCTTTGTGGCCGATACGGTGCTGGAGTGGGCAACGAGCCAGGCGGAAGCCGGTCACAGCATCGAGCCGTATTTCAGCCGCACGTTTGAAAACATCCGCGAAAAGTGGCGTTTGCACGAAGACATTAACGCGAAATGGTTCAAGTTCGCGGGGCTTTATCTGCTGCGCGACGAACGGGGCCGCCCGCGTGCCACTGCCGTGGATGATGTGGAAACGCTTGAACAGGCCGATGCCCTGCTGGCCCAGGCGCACGCCTTTAACAATAACTCTGGTGTCAGGACCGCGCGCGACAAGATTCGCGCCCGGATTAACAGCCTGACAAAGCAATAACGACTCCCGCAAGCCGGGACGGGCGCGGGGGAGGCATCAACCCTTTTGGGTTGTTGGCTATGGATCCCGTTAGCCCGTTTCTTTTGCAAACAAGGTGTAAACCATGAGTGGTCCAAGTTTCAGCATTAGCGGCAAGCCGTTAACGGTGACGCCAACTGTGATCACCAATGGCGTGACGTTCTGGCCTGATCTGGATCTGGCTGAATTTCAGACGTCGCGCACCCTGCCCGCTGACCTGCCGCCAGATACCGCAGGCGTTGCCCTGCTGGCAGCCATAGCGGAGGTAAACACGACGCTGGCCGATGTGGTGGCCTACTGGAACGGGAAAGGATGCGAGCGGGCCGCCGATGTACCGGGCGCAAAGCTGAGAGACGAAAACCAGTTAACAGCCCAGTACAAAAAAGCAGTTTATGCGCGGGCGAAAGCCGATTTGCTGGGCGAGTTCGCCACCATCGGGCGACGTGAGTCGCACCCGGGCCAGGAAAGCCTGGACACCCGCGCCAATCTGCTGGCCGAAGCGGCCAACGTGATGCGCAACATGCTTCAACAGCCACGCGTGGGGGTGCATCTGATATGAGCCAGCTTGAAAGCCTGACGGCGTTTATCACGGCGAATCTGCCGCCCGATGCCATGCAAATGTTTTCCAGTTCAATGGACGATTGCGAACTGGTCCGCAGCGCCAAAGCGCTGGGGAACAATCAACGCCGCATCGGCGTGCTGACGTATAGCGCCCGTTTGTCGTGGGATAACTTCCCGTTTCGCATTTATTCGCCGGGGCTGATTTATGCCCTGGTGCTGGCCTGGGTGGATGAACATGCCAACGAGCTGCGCGACGAACTGAAATTACCCGATCCCACAGTGGACCCGGAGTTCGACGACGAAGGAAGTTGCATTCTTGATGTGGTGGTCGGGCTGGCTGATCCGGTGATTATCCGCGAAGTGGAAAACGGTCCGATCCCGTTCAGGGGCAAAGCGTGGGACATCGTCAACCCGGAAATCTGGGTCGCGGAGGAAGCGGAATTCATTGTCCAGCATGGTGATGCGTCGTGATCCGTGGGGAGCTAAACCAGCAACAGCTAAAGCAAATGCGCGAAGCGCTGGCAAAAGCTGACCTGCCACCACGGAAGCGCCAGCGCCTTTTGTGGCGTGTCGCAAAGCTGGGAATTATTGCGGCCGCCAAACGTCACCAGCGCCAGCAGGCGGCCCCGGATGGCACGCCGTGGGAACCGCGTAAGCGCGGCAAAGGGAAGATGTTAAAGGGATTGCCCAAGCTGCTGGCCGTCCGGGAAATGCCGGAAATTCAGGGCGTCAGGGTTTATCTCAAAGGCGGTAATTATCGCAACGGAAATAAGCCCGTCGCGGCGGGTCTGGTCGGTGCGGTCCAGCAGGACGGTGCGCGGATCCAGATGAAAGCCAGTAACG